CGACGTGGCCGACGAGCGCGGCTGGATCAAGGCCAACCCGGGCCTCGAGTACGGCCAGCCGACCGTGGACAGCCTCCGCAGGACCTGGGTGCGGATGAAAACCAGCCCCATAACCCGGTCGGAATGGACCCGGTACCACTGCAGCCGCATCGATGAGAACGCCGGCGGGTTCCTGGACATGTCCTTCTGCACCACCCTGAAGGACTTCGACGAGTCCTCGCTGCTTGGCCAGACGGCCTATGCGGCCCTGGATCTGTCCAAGTCGGGCGACATGACCTGCCTGATGATCGGAGTCCCCATGGGCGACGGCCGCATCTACCTGAAGGGCCAGTACTTCTGGCCGGGCGAGCGGATCCAGGAGCGGGAGCTGAACTACAGGATTCCCCTCAGGGCCTGGGCCGCGGAGCAGAAGATCACCATCCACCCCGGCGCCGAGATCAACTACGAGGAGATCGAGAAGGCTGTCGTGGACGCCTGCAACAAGTGGTCCATCCGCCGGGTCGTCTACGACGCCTGGGGGTCCCACCTCCTGGCCGGGAACCTGGTGAAGAGGGGCGTCCCGATGGAGTCCTACAGGCAGAACATCTCCCACTTCGCCCCCGCCATGCAGCTGTTCATGAACCTCTGGAACGGCCGGAAGGTCGTCTTCAGCGAGAGCGACCCCATCCTCAGGAAGTCCTTTGCCAGCACCCACGCGGCCGAGGACCAGTCCGGCAACCTCCGCCCGGTCAAGCAGGCCGGCAACCGGTACACCATCATCGACCCCACGGTCTGCGCCCTGATGCTGGTGCACTCCTGGGGTGGAACCCCCGGGTCGGCCTACGAGGAAGAGGCCGCCGAGGCCGCCGCCAACAACGAGGCATTCAGAAAGGGTTTCCGGTAGAATTCTCGACATGACTCACTTCCTTGGCACCCTCTGGTGGTCTGTCCTCTGTTTCGCAGCCGGCGCCCTGATCGGCCGGCCGCTCTTCGCTTGGATCGCATCCAAGCTGCCCTGGAGCAAGTAAATGCTTGAATCCCTTCGCAAGTGGTTCGCGTACGGCTGGGGCGCTTCCTACGGAGGCGCCGGCCATACGCTCTACGCGGACGGCCGCCCGATCCCCACCCTGACCCAGCCTGCGGCCCTCGGCTATCCCGCGGTCCTGCGGGCCGTCACCCTGATTTCGAACGACGTGGCGCGCCTCGAGATGGAGTTCAACGACTCCGTCCTCGAGGGCCTCTTCAACCGGCCGAACGCCTTCATGTCAGGCTTCGAGTTCAAGCGCGGCTTGATCTTCCAGACCCTGGTCTACGGCAACGGGTTCGCTCTCATCAACAGGAAACTCAACGGGGAGATCTATGAGCTTGTCCCTCTTCGTGTGGGCTCTGTCTCGCTTGACACTTCCGACCCAGCGGGCCCGACCTACCGCTCGACGGACTTCGGGATCCTCCAGCCGAACCAGGTGCTGCACCTTCGGGCGCTGGCCTGGGACGGACTCTGGGGCCAGTCGCCGCTGACCATGTGCGCGGACGCCGTGAACATCGGCCTCCTGACCGAGCGCAGCAACCTGGCCTCGACCCAGGGCGGCACGGCGTCCGACAAGGTCGCCTTCGTCCATCCGCTGAACGTCAACCAGGGAGCTCGCCAGGCGATCGCCGCGGACTTCCTCAAGAACCAGTCGGGCGCGGTCAACGCCGGGCGCCCGGCGGTCCTGGGCGAGAACATGCGGGTCGACAAGATCCCGGGCAGCATCACCCCGGCTCTGAACGAATCCCGCCGGTACTCCGTGGAGGAGGTCGGCCGGGTCTTCGGCATCCCGGCAGCCATGCTTGGCTCCACCGCGGGCAACGCCTACGGCAGCCTGGAGTGGATGGGCCGGTCCTACGTGAACTCCTGCCTCAGCCACTGGTGCGAAATCCTGGCGGCCGAGATCGAGCTCAAGCTTGGTGAGAAGCCGTACTTTGACCTGGATCAGATCCAGCGCCCCGGCATCGCCGAGAGCTTCACCGCCATGCGAACGGCCATCGAGGCCGGCCTCCTGACCAGGAACGAAGCTCGAGACTGGCTCGACTACGACCCGGTCGAGGGAGGCGACGAGTTCATGCAGGCCCTGAACCTCGGCACCGGCGGCGGCACTTCCAACGCCGGCATCGACACCTCGGAGGGCAACAGCCCCGGAGACCTCAATGATTGAGCTGCGCAAGATGTCCGGTGCCGTCACCGGCAAGACCCTTTCCGGCTATGCCGTCCTGTGGGACACCCCTTCGGTGACCATCCACGAACGCGGCCGCACCTTCACGGAGGTCATCAAGAGGGGTGCCTTTGACCGGTCCCTCTCCGAAAGCAAGACTGACGTCAAGCTGCTTTACCAGCACCAGGGAAGCCAGCTCCTGGCCAGGACCCGCAACGACACCCTCCGCCTCAGCCAGGACGACAAGGGTCTTCGCTTCGAGGCCACCCTCCCAGACACCACGCTGGGGGCGGACGTACGTGAGTTGCTCAATTCTGGTACACTCTCCGGCGAGATGAGCTTCGGCTTCAGCGCCGTGAAGGACAGTTGGAGCCAAGGCAATTCCCGCAGGGAGGTCCTCCAGGACGATCTGTTCGAACTTTCCGTCGTCGTAGACGCTGCTTATCCCCAGACCTCATCGGCTCTGAGATCACGGGGCGAAGACTCTTGGGCCGATAGGATCAGGATCAAACTCCTCAGGAAGAAAACCAATGGCTGAAAACATCAACGAACTCCTCGAGACCCGCAACCGCCTCACCGGCGAACTCCGTTCCATGCTCGACGCATGGGAGGATAAGACCTCTAACGCGACCAGCGAATTCGACCGCAAGGCCTGCGGCGAGCTCCGCGAGAAGTGCGCCAAGCTCGAGGTCGACCTCGACAAGCTCGAGGCTCAGATCGGCGTCGCGTCGTCCAAGGCGCGCCTCGCGAAGACCGAGGCTCGTGGCCAGGAGCCGGTGATCGACACCCGTGGCGCCATGAACCGCGGCGGCGTCGACACCGAGAAGGCCTACGCCGAGCGTTACGCCCGGGCTCTTGTCAACTGGGACGTCCGTGGCATCGAGCGCCTCAAGGAAGAGCGCGCCACAACTCTCACCAGCACGTCTAACGTGGGCATCCCGACCGAGTGGCAGAACCGCATCGTCCAGAAGCTCCAGCAGTTTTCCGTTATGCGCAGCCTGTCGACCGTCCGCACCGTCGGCGCCGACCAGAAGATCGTCGTCGAGAACGGCCTGCCGACTGCATACAAGGTGGCCGAGGACAGCGACATCACCGAGTCCAACGCGACCTTCGGCACGCAGCTCACCGTCGGCGACTACGCCTACGGCGTGAACATGGCCTGGTCGCGTCAGTACCGAGAGGACGCAATCGGAGGCGTGGACTACCTGATCAACAAGGGCTCGATCGCCATGGGCCTCAAGCTCGAGCAGGAGTACACGACTTCCGCCTCGGCTCCCGGCGGCCTCCTGTCGACGATCGCTGCAGGCCAGAAGCAGGCTGCTTCGGGCAGCGCAGGCACCCTCGCTGACATCACCGGCGATGACCTGATCGACATGGTCCACAAGGTCACTCCTCCGTACCGCGCCCTGCCCAGCTTCCGCATGATCTTCAGCGACACCACGCTCAAGACGATCCGCAAGCTCAAGGTCGCGGCCTCCAGCAACGAGTACCTGTGGAAACCTTCCGATCGCTTCAGCGATATCCGTGACGGAGTCCCGGGCACGATCTACGCCGTTCCGTACGCCGTGAACCAGTACATGCCGGCTCCGCTCACGGCTGATGTCGGCGCACAGCCGATCGTGGTTGGCGCGTTCGAGTTCTTCGAGATCTACGACCGCGGCGCGATGGAGATGATCCTTGACCCGTACACGAACGCTCAGGCGCTTCGCACCCGGGTCATCATGAGCCTGCGCACGGATTGCGTTAACGTGCAACCTGATGCGTTCGCTTCTATCGTGCTCTGAGTCTCCTTTCGGTCCAAGGGGCGGGTAGCGTCAGGGGCATTCCGCTACTCGCCCCCTTGGGCTTTTCGATGACGCTTCAGGTAGTCGACCAGCGCTTCAGCATGAGCCACGTCACGCATCATCCCCTCGGCAACGTTGCAGGTGTGGCAGATCACGCCGCGCAGTTCGCCTGTGGCATGGTCGTGGTCCTGGCACTTCATCTGCTTGCTACCCTTGCCCTCCAGCTTGACACCACAGCACTCGCAACGGCAGGTAGCCAGGTAGCGCTGGTAGTCAGCCTCGGTGGCGGCGGGATAATGCCTGAAGTACTCTTTGGCCTTGATGATGTCCTTGTTGGCCTCGCGCCAGGCCTTGCTTCGGGCCTTGACCTTGTCCTTGTTGGCCTCGTGCCAGGCCTTGTTTTGGGCATTTCGCTTGTCCTTGTTGGCCTCGTAGTGAGCCTTGGCGTAAGCCTTCCGGTCTCTGGGGGTATTCTTGGTCATACCTGGAGTATAGCATGATCGCCCTCTCTACTTTGAAGTCGGCTCTGAAGATCGATTATTCCACGGATGACGCGGATCTCCTGCGTCTCCGCGATGCCGTGGTCGCCCTGGTGGAGACCCATA